GAGTGGCGGGAGGCAGCCCTCAACCAGCTCAGCGCAGAGGATGTGGTAGATTTTGAGGCGAGATTGGAGGAAGTGTATTCCCAAGAACTACGTCAAAGCTCTACCTAAGAACATATGGTGGCACCCTGAGCGGCGCTGCCTTGTTCGGGTAAGTGGCAGTCTAGTAGCGAAAGCTCAAGACTGTGAGTATACGATCTGGGGGACCGACGATTATGTGGACTCCCAAGAGTTTATCTTAATGGCCGGCGCGGAAATATTTTTGCTGGCCGGATTATTGGGCCTTGGTATTGGGTATCTAATCTCCTCTAGAGATAGATTACCCTCGCCCGGTTATCCTACTAAGGTTATTCCAAATTCTGGGCGGTCTTACATCGGCCCATGGCGAGGCATAGACCCCTGCAGTGGAACTATACAGGTAGGTAATCGAGAGTTTGACCCTGATAGGCTACGAATGGTTGGTCCTAATAAATCCTTTGGGGATGGACGAGCCTTCGTGGATTTGAACAACGGTTTTGTGAACCCTGACGAGCTAGCTAAGCTCAAGAAGGCTCACAACCGAAACGGATATCACAGAAGAAAGAAGAAAAAAGTATGAAACAACTTATCACAAACATTACGTGTATAACCGTATCGCATGGCTTTGACTGGTTAGGTAAATTGCTGCCTCCTGTTAGACCGGCAAGGTAACGTAGTATTTGTGGTAGCCCTGCTTGCAGGGCATTTTTTAGGTTACAGGCTCCATCCATTCTAGGTAAACCTTAAACCCCGGAGATCCTTTTAGATCCGCGACTTCTTTTTTAGCTAAGATAATTTCACCATTAGCGCCGCGCCTAAGGATGTTATCATATTCAGGATTACCTTCAGAGTTAATTACAAATACTCGAGCATAAGGAATAAACTTCTGCTTATCCTTTTTTTTAGCCCACTCAGGAGGCTCCGGAGAGTGCTCTTCAGTGTGCAGGGGACTAGACTCCGGATCATAACCCTCAGGAGGATTAGGTATAAACGGAAAAGGATCAGGTAAGCTAGGACCTTCTTGGTTCCCTGCTAACTGAGATACAGTAGTTATAAAATCTTGATCACTGCTCATAGCTACCTCACATAGGTGGTCCCATTTGGCCCTGCATCTGCTGCATAGCCTGGTTCTTTTGGTCTAGCTGCATCTGCTCTAGGCGCTGAATAACTACTGAGTACATAACATAGTCTTCTGCCTGTAAGCTAGCAAGTTGTGACTTTCTAGTACCTGGATCTGTCTGCATTAGCTGCATAGCTATGTTCTCAGCTTCACCGATAACTGCTTGCTGATCATAAGCAAGGCCACCGCCACCTTGCTCAGCAGCCATTTGGCGAGCCTGCTGACTTAGATCTTTCTGTAGATCCATCATGTCTAACTCAAGCTCTTTTTGGAAGCGAGCATCGGTTAAGTTCTCTTGCTTTATCTTGTCTCGCTCTTCAGCAATATCTATACCGTGAGCCTCAGCTACGGTGGTCTTGCTAACCATACCCATCTGAAATAGCTGCATAACTAATTGCTTCTGTGAAACATCGTCAATCATCTTAAAGTCACCTAGACCAACTTGACAATGCTCCCATCCCAAGAACTTACCCATCTTACTTGTAAGCCACCGTAGTAACTGAGTAATTTGAAATACTGAAGACTCTAGTTGATTCTCTAGCATGCGTAGGGTAACGCTGCTACCCGTATAGCTAAGGCCCCCATATACAAACTCTTTGGGAAAGCCCATAGCCGCTATGATATTATCTTCAGCTTGTTGTATTTCGGCATTAACCATTAGAGCCCTCCCCTCGCCCCCTACCTGGCTAACTCCTACTGCCACAGGACTCATCATGATGTGGTTGGGATCTCTGCGCCACTTGGAAACATTTTCCTCTACCTCAGCCATAAATTTACCCATAGATAAGCTCAGTATTGGATCGGCATTACCGCTGATAGCTTGAGGGTGCATTACTCGCATAGGTACTATACGCTCTAAGGCTATAGATTCATTGGCTTTACGGAGTACGCTAGCATGATAGAATAAGGGCATACAGGCAACTAGGGGAGGATAGCCCCACCCACTTTGAACACCTGCCGGGGCATCTGACCTCATATGAAATATTTCATCATTGTTAAACTTAAATAACTCACCTTTAGATATAGTCTCTAAAATAGGCTTAGGTAGAGTAGTTATTAGGTGCTTATCTCCACCCATAACTTTAGACTTAAGCTCACTGGGTATCTGGAGATAATACTCAGACTCTCCAGTAACTGAGTTATAGCTTATCTGAATTAGCTTAGGATCCCACCTAACAACATTTATCTTCTCTGGAGAAATCTGAAGTTTATCTACTACTACAGACTCTCCTGTGTGCCCGCACTCCTCACATGTATGCTTAAACCTAGCTGTATTAGGATTATACTTATAATCTATAACCTCAGCTACCTGCTTAAATTGGCACTTACTGCATTTTAAATACCGCTTAAAGGGTAAGTGTAGTGATGTAAAGGAGTTGCCATATACCTGTAAATCTATAGAGGCCTTAATTAAGTTTCTCTTTATACCTACAATATCTTCAAGCAGTCGCCTATACAAAGAAGTCAGCTTATCACTATCACTCATGTACTCTAGCTCGGTTATGGGATATTCTGCAAATTTACGAGTGCCTGCATATATCTGAGCGGAGTTGTAATATAAGTACTCCGTCCACCTAAACAGCTGCTTAAGATTACGAGAGGAGAAAGAGTGAGCCCAGAGACGCATGGGGTCCCCATAGACTCCATTAGTTCCGCTACTCATAGAATTAAACATGTCTCCGAGCATAAATAGGTCCCCTAATATACGGGTTTTTGTGTTATAAGTATAAGCCAATGGCGTTTACGTTGAAAGGAGACTACATGGCTGACGTATCTGTCGCTAGCTCTAAGTCAGGGCTAAAGATAGTGGTACTAACAAACGTTACTCCAGCAGAAGTTCCTGCGATACGGAGTATATATGGCGTGGACAAGAAAGGCAACACCTGGTTTGCGCCAGGCTTTCTTCCCTTTGCCCAGTGGGTTACTGAAGACATAGACAGTCTAAAAACAGTATGTTCATTTAACGAATCCGCAAGTTACACAGCGCTGTGTAGCTCGATAGCTACAGATATAACTTCTATGTCATCTGAAAGTTTAGATGGATTTGTGCCTCCTATACCACCCTATGATCACCAAGTACTGTCTCTAAGCAGAGCTATTCACATGCCCCGCCTTGGACTGTTCCTGGATCCCGGTCTAGGCAAAACTAAAATAGGGTGTGATCTAATTCAGTATGTGTATAATAGAGAACCTAGGCGGCTGTGGCTTGTGGTGGCACTCAAGGTAAATCAGTTTACCTGGAGTAAAGAAATGGCTTTCCATTCCAAAGATGCACACAAACTAATTCCCATAACTGCTACAGGTAAAACGCGTCGTAAAAAAATACTAGAGGCTATTGGCGATCCGACATGCCGCGGCTTAGTAGTTACTTATGATACCTGTAGAGTAGCTAAGGATTTACTTATAGAGGAAGTGCCTTACACCGATGTTATTCTAGACGAGTCACACTCTCTTAGATCGCCCAAGTCTGGAAAGACAAAGGCGGTCCTAGAGTTGTTAACTGCTAAACCTGTAGCTAGGCGACTGCTTCTATCAGGTACCCCTTCACTAGGCTCTCCACTACATCTGTGGGCTCAGCTGAAGAGCTTAGGTGAATTTGTAGTGCCGAACTCTTGGCACTTTATGAACACTTACACTGTTAAATCGCCCTACAATAGGCACATTGTCACAGGGTATAAAAACCTAGATCAACTAAATGATCTGGTTACATCGGTATCTCTGCGCAAAACAGCCGATGAGTGCCTGGACTTACCCGATAGAGTTATACAAATAGTGGAGGTACCTGCTTCACCTAAGACTAAAAGACTTTACAACTCTACCGTAAAAGCCAAAGAAGTAACTGTGGGTGATGTATACTTACCACCGCCCCCCAACCCTCTAACCATAATGACCAGGTTAGCTCAGTTGAGTATGGGGTTTGCGTATAAGTCTCTACAAGATCCTCACTTGTGCACGGGCTGTAAGTGGTTAGATACGTGTATAGACCAAGGCATACAACCCTATACTAAGAGATGCCTCGTAGAAAAAACCGATCCCGGTAGAGCAATAGGAGAGGTAGGTACTACAGAGGTAATAGATGCCGCGCTAGAGCTAGTAGACTCGCATGTACAGGCAGGTAAAAAAGTCATACTATGGGCAAAGCACCAATGGGTTATAGCTACCCTGTGCAAAGAAGTATGTGGTCTAAAGGTACCTGTATTTCGCTATGACTCAACTACTAAGAATCACAGTGAAATAGAAGAGGCTTTCAACGCTAGCGATAAGGGTATCATAGTGGCGCAGATAAGCATGGGCATTGGCGTTACCTTCAAGGCCCCGGTTATGGTATATGCAGAGCTGAGCTGGTCGCTAGATCACTGGCTGCAATCGTTAGATAGAAACTATGGTATTAGGGCTAAAGGTCTAGGAAAGCTCTTAGTCCAAAGTGTAGTACTACAGAACAGCATATCGCACTCTTCTATGCGCCTACTTAAATCTAAGATCGACGTTAGCTCCCTTATGAGCAAGTCAGTTGAGTGCGTAGGCTGCGAGAAAGTTTTAGAGTGCCTAAACAAGGGCATAGAACCCTTTGAACCTGGATGCATAGTTACAGCTTCAGCTGGCAAAACTACGTTATCCATAAGTCAGCTATAGGAGATAACATGGCTTACAACTTACCAAAAGCCTATCTGTCCGCAAGTCAGATAAGCAAGTATCTGAGCTGCCCTCAGCAATACTACCGTGATTACATCTTAGAAGAGAAACCTGAGTTTAAAAGGACCGCAGCTATATCTGTGGGGTCTGCAGTTCACAAACTAGTAGAGAATAAATTGACTTCTATACTAGAGTTAAGTGAGCTAAACGAGGTAGATTTATTTTCCAGTACTCCCCTCAACTCATACTTTGAGGGTGCAGATTTAGAGGGCGAAGAGATCGGCTACTGGAATACTTATGCGCAAATCCTCTATAAAACGTGGTATAAGGAGCTGGGTATATCAATCATGCCCACAAAATCAGAGTTTGGATTCGAATCTCTGGTAGGAGATGTGCCTGTTTTGGGTTACATCGACTATGTGGATAACTCATCGGGGTCACCTGAGATCTGTGATCTAAAGGTTACCAAGAGAGCTAAGAGCGTAACGGACGCTAAGAACAGCGTTCAATTAGCGATGTACGCTATTACGCAAGAAAATCCTTGCGTCCGGTTCGACTCGTTGGTAAAGACTAAAACTCCCAAGGTTGGTGTGTCGCGACACACTTTTACACCAGGGGAACTAAACTACTTCACCGACCTCATTGGCGAGGTCGCAACAAATATAAGCGCAGGTAACTTCCCAATGACTGCGCCGACACAATGGGTTTGCACCGAAAAATGGTGCGCCCACTTTGCCTCTTGTAGAGGAAAGGACTGCTAAATGGCTAACGCTGAATTTCCCGTGGTAGATGCAACGAGCATCAAAAGTACCTACAAACTGGTAGATCTAAGTGACCTGGAGTACAAGACTCCAGGTGACACTGATATCCTGCAGTCGCGGGAGTATTATGGTAGCGATGAAGAGATCGCTTCTATGAAGCAGAGCATCGCGTCTAAGGGCGTGCTAGAGTCTCCTATTGTTATGGAGAACGACGAGGGTAATGGCTATCGTGTGCTCGAGGGTAATCGTCGTTGCTATGTGCTCAACCTCCTCGTAGAGGAAGGTGTTACTGCAACTGACACAGGTAAAGCCCTCACGAAAGTGAGAGTCGAGGTTAAGCCTTCAGTACTTAACGTGGTAGAGTCAACCTTCCAAGATTGGCTATCTCTTAACGCCGACGCGGACGATGAGCTCCAAGAGGCGTGCCGTGAGCACATCCGCTCGCAGGTCATGTTGGAGCTTGGCCAGGATGCGTTGATCCGTAATACCCAGAGACTTAACTGGAGCCCAATCGAAATGGCACGTCAAATCCGCCAGCAGATGGATGCAGGTCAGGATATCGAGGTTCTCGCCAAGAGCTTCGGGTTGGCGGTACAGACGGTACGCACTCGTTTGGCCTTGTTGGATAAGGAGGCCGAGATGCCAGAGGTGGTGGCGGCCGTGGATAACGCTGAGGTTAGTTTCTCAGTAGGTAAACTCTTGGCTAACGTCTCTGACGAAGAGGCTCGGCAAGAGATCCTCGAGGTCGCTAAGGGTGATGAGGAGTCTAAGCCCTCTACGAATGAGGTCAAAGACCTCATTGACACTAAGCACAAGGAGTCTGTCGAGGCTGGCGGTGAGGGTATCAAGACCCAAGACCGTAAGAAGAGGGCTCAAAAGGCGCCTAAGACTCCCGTACGCAGTGGAGAAGAACTCTTGCGCTGCGTGCAAGAGTTGGCTACGTTGCGTGCCTCACTAGCGAGCGCAGAGGACGATCCACAGAGTGAGAACGCAGCGCTTGACCTCGGTGTCGCGATCCAGGTACTGCAGTGGATCATGGACCCAAGCGATGACAACACCTTGGAGTCTGTAATTCTCGGTGCAAGCGAGGAGCCCGCAGACGACGCCTAATCCTGAGTTTCAGGATAGTGGTAAGTCATCCAGAGTTTGAGCTTATCCATAGCACCAGCTCTTATCTGACGAACACGCTCACTGGATAAGCCTAAAGACTTACTCATGTCTCTAAGTGACAGAGGCTTAGCAGTAGGATCTTTAAGGCTGAAAGAATGTGTTATGATAAACCTCTCTCTATTGGATAGAAATCTAAGCCAAAGATTAAGAACGTACTTCCTCTGAGCGGCATCTATGTCCTCTTCTATAGAGTCTTCGTAGGTGCCAATAGGCATATCTTCAGATCCAGTAATTATAGCTGAGGGCTTATTACTAGGGGTTCTAACAAGCCCCCGGTAGCTTTTCCGCATGGTCATCAAGACCCAGTGACCTGCATAGGTACAGAAGCGAGTTCCGTAATTGGGATTGAATTTGTCTAAAGCGAGTATGAGGCCTACATTACCATTGGCTATCAAATCAGCTAAGAGCTCGGGATCTTTCTTGTCCCACATGCCTTTAGCCATACTAAACACTAACCGTAGATTACTCTCTAAAATTACCTTTTTTAACTGTTGTTTACGGGCCTCAGAAGTGTTAGTATCGTGATACTCTTTTAGAGCGAGATCTTCCTCCTGACGAGGAAGAATATTAACTTTGGAAAGCGAAGTGTAATATATGTCTAAAATCTCTGATTCTTTGGTAGGGTCTATCAAGATACGATCCTCTCTAGATGAAGGGTTAGCGGGTACCATGTTCACTGATTCCAAGGAACTGGGCAGAGCGCTAGAGCTCGTGCCAGCTAATATCTCAGTGGCTAGAAAACACCCTACAGGATGTTCCTCGGTCAACATGGTTACTAGTGTAACTGGGAAACCATGTATAGACTGTGCAAGCTACGCCTACAGAGATAGCACATTGCCCTGTAAAGTGGAATACACTTTAACTGGACTTGCTTGTGACCCTGACAACACTGTGTATAGCCTTACCTTCTCCGATGAAAATTGGGTTACAGGCGAGGCAGTATTTAGACTGCTTACCTCTTATTGGGACAATCCCTGGGAGGTAGTATTGTTAATATCGTCTTCTAAGGCAGGTGCCCTATCTGTCAAAAGAAGCCCTAACTCACCCAGCGAACAGCAAAAAACTAAAGCTAAAGCTATCGCTAACCCTATGAAAGGTTCCTAATATGGACTTTGATAAATTGAACAGTAAACTACAGAATGTACAGCCTAAGCGAGTTGATCGTGATTACGTCGGTGAAGGCCGTCACGTAGTAACAGTGGTAGGTGCTGAGACTAGAGAGACTCAGGCTGGTAAAGAGATCGCGATCATCGAGTGTGATGTACTATCATCTTCTAATCCGGAGCACCCTAAAGGCTCAGGCGTTAAGCAGATCTTCGCGCTCAGTAACGAGCCGGCGTGGCGCATCGAGAACAACCTTGGGCTTATTCGCGCCCTGATCAACGCTGCGTGCCCCGGTGAGCAGATTGATGGTCAGTTCCTTGGTGCTTGCCTTACCGGTGGTAATCAATCTGCACTTGCAGGTAGGACTTTGATGATCATTGCGAAACGCAAGATCAGCAAAAACGATAAAGCATATCTTGATTTCTCGTACAAGGCAGCAGATGCTGATGAGGTAGTAGCTCCCACTGCACCTCAGGCAGCTACAGCAGAAGCGCCGGTAGTTAGCGCTGGAGCTAGCGCTGATGTAAGTGAGGATGATGAGCCGGCGTTCGACATCTAAGCTAAACTGGTAAGGTGGTATAACCTTTAAATGAAAGGAGGCGGGTATGACCCGTTTTTTTAGCTCAGGAGCTGTTGAATTTGGTCCTTGGAGTCCGAGCAAAGCCGGGGTGCTATCTGAATGCCCTCTGAAGTATATATTTCAGTACATTGAAAAGCCGTCTTTAAAAGAAGATGAGCAGTTAGTTCAGGATAACTCTGTCCTAGAAATGGGATCTGCAGTACATAAATATGCTGAACACCTTACTAATGGTATGGGTAGTCAAGTTGCAGAAGCTGAGGCCTTCCAAGATATACCCAAGACTAAGAAAAACACGCTTACTATACGTTCTCAAAAGCGTGGCATCCACAGCTACAAAGAGCGTATGGATGCATTTAAAGATAAGAACACTGTAGTGCTTGATGAGGCTGAGCTTAGACTAGCTATTAGCCCCACACTACAGGCTGTAGACTTCTGGGACTATGGTTCTGTGTTACGAGGTGTCTTGGATAGACTAATTATCATTGAGAAAAATGGTGAAAAGCACGCAATAGCCATAGACATCAAAACGGGCAGACGCAAGCCGGTAGATAATTATACTCTGCAACTTGAATCCTATGGTGTGCTAGTACATAGCGCATATGACGTTAAGTCTGTGTCTATGGCAGCCTACTTTTCTAGTACTGGTGACCTAGATTGGTATCCTCGTAAAGTAAAGAAAGCGGATATCAATGAGTCTAACCCCGTGTTTACTACTATAAACGAGCTAGTAGAAACTATATCTCCTAACAACTTTAATGTTGGTAGGCACTGTAACTGGTGTCAGTATAAAATCCTATGTGAAAAGGAAAGAGCCTCTCTGTGACTGAACTACCCGTTAAGAAGTTATGGGAAGATATAAGCTTATCCCAGTGGAAAGAAATATTAACTCATCTAGGAGCGGGTAACTCATGGACCATAAAGGGCAAAGCACTAAAAGGCTGCTGCCCTTTCCCAGGTCACGTAGACGCCAGACCTAGCTGTTGGATTGTACCAGACAAAGGCTTTGTTAAATGTTTTGGCTGTGGCAAGTATCAGTCAAATCCGCTGCTGTTTATATCTCAAGTCGGCAAGCTAAGCTGGGGCGGAGCAGCTAGGCTCCTTAGAACAAAGGGCGTAAAGACTTTTGCTAAAACTATCGAGAAAGAGCTAAGCGCTCAGGAAGATAGGCATAGCACTAAAGAAGAGCTAGCTTTTGCCTGTAACAAAGTACTAGTAGATGCTGCCGCTAACCGAGGTAGTCAAGAATATCTATTTGCACAGAGTTGTGTGCAGTATCTTGAATCTCGGGGCGTTACTGCTGATACGTTCGCTAACTTACCTATAGGGGTGCTACCTCCGGGTGTTCTGCTAAACAAGTATGTTCACCGTACTAAGCAGGTATACGACTATGTAAAACCTGTACTTACCCCTAACTATATAGGATCGCTTGTGTTTTTCTACCACAAGTCCCCTACCGAGATTAGCCGCTTCAAAATTAGAGCTGATTTTATGCGTCCTAACAGTACAAATAAGGACGAGCAGTTCATACCTGACAGCCACGAGCAAGGTATAGGCTTTCTTGGTCTAGCTAACTTCGTGGCTAGTATGGGTAAACCTGCCTCTGGCGGGTTAGCTGCTATCTTAGTGGAAGGTGAGTTCGACGCTTTGGCTCATCTAGTAAACTACTTAAAGTCAGTTACCTACGATATTGTGCTAGGAGTAGGTGGTGCAGGTGCATCTAGCCCTGATAGACTTAAGAGCACCTGTGGTATAACAAAGATACTGATTGCTGCTGATCATCCTGACCACGGTGGCGACGGCATAGCTAAGTCTCTGATGAAGTCTACCAGCCTATCCTGTAGGGTGTTTGATTGGCCTGAAGAGGTAAAAGCCAAAGATCCTCATAAAGCTATAGAAGTTCATGGCTGGGATACATGGATAGCGTGCCTAAATAAGTTGCTACCTAGTGAGACTACAACAACAGAACGAGCTAATTTTGTTCCGGCTTATAAGTGGCTTATAGAGCAAACGCGCTCAGATCTAGAGAAAGTAGACTCTGACGACATTCCTGAAGTAAAGAGGGTAGTAGCTACCAACGGGGCTTGTCTGAGAGATCCGGATAGTCAGAGGCTATACTGTATAGAGTGCAGTAAGTTTGTGCCTCTATCTCTTGGGACTCTACTAGAAATAGTGGTGGGCCAGGACGATAGTGAAGAAGGGTTTATATCCCGTATAACCCAAGCTTTGGCTGAAGAAATCTATTTCGTCGGTATAGAAGGTATAAATAGCACAGAGTGTGTGGTAAAGGGGTGGTCAAGGAAAACTAAGACCCCCATCGCTTGGCGGGTAAGTAGAGTAAATGAGCTGCTAGGTAAGCTAGAATCAGAGCTTGGCCCTGCCGCTGATTGGCTTAGGGCTAATGTCGGGATACCGAGAAGCTTAGCCACAAAAGTAGTAAACAAACGAGTAGTGCCTCTTAACCTGATAGACTTAAACTCTAAGATGGAGAAGTATCTAAGGTATGCAGTAGGCCGGGTAGTACGCGGTCTACCCTCTACTTCTAGTTTAGAAGAGCTCAAGTCAGGCTCGCATTACATAACCGTATCCTTTGAAGAGGGGGTTGAAGAAAAATGCTGGGCAATAGTAAATGGGTCCGATGTTTACCTAGGTAGATTTGACGATACGGACAAGCTAACATGGGCTATGCTAGATGGTCCCAAGGTAGGTAACTATACGTTTAATATCATAAAGCAGCCATGGAGCAGAGTAATTGATGGCTGTGATACCCTACAACAGGGTGAGGACGTGGATATTGAGGAGACCTATGATTTTATAGTTAGCAGCATCCATAACTCATGGAGGTTAAAGGGAGGTCTGGAGGATGCAGAGTACATTGCAGCGGCTATGATGCTAACGCCTATTTCCGGATGTCTGCCTCATCCGCTGTATACGATGTTGAATGGTCAGAGAGGCTCGGGGAAATCTAAGCTTCTAGACTTAGTAGGAGGCAAAGACCCTAAGTTTCGTTTGCTAGAGTCTACTATAGATATACCTGCAAGTTACACTGCAGCGGGTACTCGTAAGGATGCTAATCGCTGCGGACTAGGCTTAGTGCTGGACGAGTTCGAGGACACAGGTGATGACAGGCAGAGTAGAACAGTTAGGGAGATACTTATTGATCTGCGCGCCCTAACCTCTAGCCCCCAATCTAAAATCACACGTGGCAATGCAGATTCTAGAGAGGTAACAGAGTATATAATAAAGTCTATGATCTGGTGTTGTGGCATCCAGTACCTAAGAGACGAGGCTGACATCTCTAGGTTTATGCAGTTTGAGTCTATAAGGGTAGAGGATCACCCGCACCCACACTTAAACATGGACACTATATTTGGCGAAGAGACTCTACTTCACTTTAAACGTAATATATCTATAGGGATGTACTCTAGGACCCCTGAGCTAGTTAAGAATATAAGCTTCCTGCGTGAGTACTATAATAGGTCTGATGTGAAAGATGCTCTAGCTGCTCATGCAGGAATGGCAGTTCCTTCAAGACTTCTGGATAGCATCGTGATTACCGCGGCACTTATACAGCTAGTGGGCAGAGACCCGCATGACTATATTAAGCGGGTAGTTAAGAAGAACATCGGGTTGATAGGTAGGATCTCTAGCTCTACGCATACAAAAGACCTGCTTGACCAGGTACTAAGCGCTCGGGTAGAGCACAAGCGACAAGGTGCAGACTCTCGTACAACTGCCATACGTACTATACTGGCAGATAGGACCGACAGGTTCCGACTTATTGATATGGACTGTGGTCTCTCCTACACAGAATACACAGACGTAGATACTAAGGGAGAATCTAAGACTGTAAAAGTACTAGTAGTTATGTGGCCAGATGTGCTTCAAAACATCCTGAGTAAAGTATCTAGATTTTCTAGAGAAAAGGCGGGCAGGCTAAAGCGTATGGGTGATTCTAGCGATATAGCTCTTAAGTACAATACTGTACGCAAGAAAGTGCCCAGCATGCGCGCTTTACTTAGGCCAGGTATAACCAGTAACGATATAACTATTTACGATATATCAGAGCTAATAGACTCTTGGGATCAGGAAATCATATGAAACCTACACGATGTGTTACATGCCCTAGGTATAAAGACACCTATATTGGGCCTCTAGGCAGCAATGTGGGTGCTAAAGTAGTATTTCTATTGGAGGCACCTCCTAGCTGGGCTAGGGTATCTCTAAGTGGTAAAGAAGCAGATCTATTGAAAACTGTTCTTAGGCGAGCTGCTGAGTTAGATAGCTCTGGAGCTACTGCTAATATGATAAACTCTGCGCTGTACATGTACTCTGCTGCCTGCGCTAGTGTAACTAGTACCACTGTTAAAGTGATAAAGACCTGCTCTGACAATGTAGGTGCTCAGCAGCTTATAAACTCAGGAGCAACAGTAGTGGTGGCATTTGGTGCAAAACCACTTAGTTTCTTTGGTCTAAAAGATAAGCACTCTAACTTACTAGGAGGAGTTAAAGAGACGAACTTTCACGGTACCAACATAAAGATCGTAACCACGTTCGCGGTATCGCAACTGCTCAGGGAGCCCGGTCTTGCCGAGATCATGGCTATTGACATACAAAAAGCAGCTAAAATAGTAGAGGGAAAGCCTCTAGATTCACTTGATGTACCAAGTTTGCTGGAAGGTTATGACATCCCTACCAGTCTAGAGCAGGCAATATCCATTGCGGAGGAGTACTGCTCCTACTCTAAACCAGGTAAGCCAATCAACCAGACTATGATGGCTCTAGACTTTGAGACTAATACACTGTTTAACTACTGGGATAGCTCCAGAGTTATCGCTATTTCGGGGGCTGTGGCACCTGGAAAAGCGTTCTCTCTTTATGTAGACCATAGAGATAGCCCCTACTCGTTTAGTGAGATTGTTCCTTGGGTATGGAAGATACTACGATCTGCGCATCCTAAATGCTGGTGGAACTACAAGTTCGACCTAGGCATGGCAAGTATAACCCTGGTCAGGCAGACAAATATAGCCATTGGTAAAACTCCAGGGCTACTTGCAAGTATAGAAGAAGCTACGGGCGAAGTATGGGCAGATATACAGAGAGAACCTGTTAACAATACTCAATGGGACGGTCTGCTGGGAGAGCATATGCTTGACGAAAATAAGTCAGGTCACTACTCCCTGAAAAGGGTGCTTCTAAAGCACTTCCCCTCCCTGTCTGGGTATGAACAACCGCTGCACGCTCAGATAGCTGAGACTAATGCTGATATCAGCAAGGCTATAATCTCAGGAGCTCTAGATACCACAGGTATTCTGGTAAAAGATTCTCCCATAGGTTTTGCAGGTAGCTGCCTAGACGAGATTGATAAACTCAAAGAGGTTAGTGCGACTCTGAAAAAGAAGAAAAGAGCTAAGGGTTCAAGTGCTTCTTTAAAGAGCGCCGTGGATAGTACCCTCGATATTCTAACTAGACGGTCTAAGCACTTGCGTAAGGTAAAGACTGAGGTTCAAAAGATAGTTAGAAGTATAACCTCTATTGACGAGAGTAATGATTACAATAACCCTCTTCACAATGCAGGTACTTTCGAGGATGTAGATGTAAAGGTAATGATGCCCTATGCCGCAATTGACGCAGACTTGACGCTACGCATAAGCGAGTATCAGCGCAGGAAAGCCTGGCAGGAGGACCCTAAGAAAGTAGCTTCCGCTGAGGGGCGCTCCCACATGCTAACCCTCATGAATAAGCACTACTTGCCACTAACACTGGTACTGTGTGATATGCAAACGGAGGGTATACGGATAGATAGAGAGTACTTGTTACAAGAGTACGAGCGTTTGAATCAGCGCGAAATATCTCTAGAGTCTGCTCTAGTAACCAAGATCGCAGAAGATCTAGGTAGAGATCCCAAAGATGTGGTACTTAACAACCCTACTGACCTAGCGAACCTCATGGTAGGGGGTTATGGCTTACCAGTAGTAGCGACCACTGATAAGGGAGAAGCTTCGAGTAGCAATGAAGCTATGACCGCGTGGGCTAAGCTAAACCCCATAGCTAACGAGATACTGGAGTACAGACAAGTTGCAAAAGCGCGCTCCACCTACGTTAGCAATTTACTTACGCTGTCAGATTACGACTCTAGGGTGCATGGTAACATATGGGCTAACGGTACTGCTACTGGCCGATTATCAGCCTCAAAGCCTAACCTACAGAACCAGCCGCCAATGTTGGGAGGTACTTTTATTAAAAAGGCTTTTGTACCAACAGACACAAGCCCCGATGCCCTGCCCTGGGATGTATACCTAAGAAGGAAGTATCGGTGGGATGCGCACACTGAGTTATGTGTAGTTGACCTAGACTTTGCAGGTGCCGAGGTAAGGGGCTTAACTGTGTATGCACAAGACCCAGGTTTGCTAGATGCACTTAACAGAGGACTAGACATGCACAGCTGGGTATCCAGCATAGTTTTTGATCTAGACTATGACGAGATAAACACAGCTCGTAAGGTTGACAAAGCTAAGCAAAATGAGCGGGAAAAGTACCTTGTTCTTAAGAGACAGCACGCAAAGGCCATCGTGTTCGGCCTTATATTTTGTATAAGCGCTCCTAAACTGGCTAATGATCTTAAGATTCCCGTGCAAGAAGCAGAGGGACTTATGGCTATGTTCTTCAAGCGGTTTCCCAAGATTAAAGAGTATATTGAGACTACAAAGACCAAAGTAGTTAAAGATGGAATTCTTAGGACGCCCACGGGCCGGGCAAGACGCTTCCCACTAGCTAAGGCTGGAGGGTCTATAGCGGCTGCAAGTCAACGCCAGGGCGTAAATTTCTTAGTTCAAGGCTTTACCTCCGAGATTGTAAACCGAGTCCTTATTAACCTACACAAACATATACATGAGGTTAGGGGCAGACTTATGATAACTGTTCACGACTCCATAGTGTTCGAGATGCCTCGAAGCAATCTTGGCCTTCTTGATAACTTCTTCAAGCTCAGGGTACGAGACTTTATCCGAGAAGAATTCCCTATGGTCCCGGTAGAGCTGCCTTATGACGTGGAAGTAGGGCCCACCTACGGAGAAGCCAAGCATAGCATAGAAGCATACGCAAAAAAGGCTTAAACTGTGGTATAAGATAATGTCCGCACATGTGTGCTAGCAACATATGTGGATTTTGATAGTGCGTTAACTGAGTGTGAGTTACTCGCACACACATCAGAACGGCTTTGCCGAACTGGGGACCTGCAGCCGGAACTACAGGACCTTCTCGACTATCAAACTTCTAGTAGCTTTTTATTAAGCCTGTGTTACACAGCCGTCCTTACCTTCTGGTTTCACCAGGATACCGCGGCGACGCCAGCGGGGCGTTATTTGTGCTAGAAGTATTTGCTAGTTATACTGGTAGCTTGTTATATGACAGAGGTCACCTCTGTTGTACGTGTAATGGAGCCGCCTTCGGCGGCATCCTTCAGGGCCCGCGCTGGATGCGGACCCTTTTGTACTAGTAGCTAAGTAATAGATGAGGTTAACCTCATTGATCTACCTTTAGGGCTTTGCCCTGAGGGCGACCCGGTCCGTGCCAGGCAGGGTCTTTTGTACTAGGTGTATAATGGTAAAACATAGCAGCTAAAAGCTAGGATACCTAGCTGTACCTATCCTCAGTAGAGGCTGAGACAGAATCGGGAGCAATCTGTCACGTACTTGTGCTAGTAGTAGGTAACATAAGAGAGGTAACCTCTCTAGTCTTTTGTTCACAGCACCGTGGACGATCGTCAGGAGAGACATTATGGTACTAGCGTATTGGTAAGGGTTAATCATTAAGAGCGAGGTAACCTCGCTGTTTCTTATTTGGCCCCTTGCGGTGCTGCGCACCGATTTGGGCCCAGAGATCCTGAATCAGGACACTTGGCCTTACCCAGTATAAAGTAATAACCTAGGCGTAAACAGGGCTGCAGAAACTGCTGCTAACAACGTTTGAGCGTATCGTTACGGCTATGCCTACACGAACTCGCTCGAGCTCGAATATCTAATATTACTTGCTAGGTTTAAGTTAATAGGGCGTGGCAACCACGCTCTACAGCTGTCCGTGGTGAAACACGGGCACGCTCGGAATCAGACAAATTATCTGATCACTTGGCTAGCAATAGCTATCCCTTCTGGTAAAACTGAAGGTCGTGACTAAGTATCTTACAGGCTGTCCAGCTAAACACGGCAGCATGTAAGCAGTCGTCTGGAGCATTTGGAGAGTGTCTCCACACTTTCTTTCCGGACGGCATAACTTCCTCGTATAAAGCGAGCATGTCCTCGAATGCGTCGGACATCTCTGCTTGTTCTAAAAACTGTATACGTCCCTGCTTAACGTCCAGGAAGAAACAGTCGATCAAAGTGGTTCTATCCGCTAGGTATCTGTCTACCCCGTTCCAGTTAAGGGGTTTGCTAGAACTGCCGTACTGCAGCTGGTAGAGGGGAGTGCCTCCCAGCTTCTTCAGAAGTAAAGAATTGGCGAGAGCGCCCTCCCCTGCATCTCCGATTACTAGGTTAACATTGTGACTAAGGAAAGTAGTAGCTATCCGGTCCACTGCGTCAACGGGATTAACGTCCTTATAGATACAGTAATGGTGCATGATAAACTTTCCCCCTGGGGATCTAGAAAAGATCCAACTAACCGTGCGGCTAAGTCCTTTACTGCCACCGCCACTCCAATCGACGCCCCCACAGACAAAACCTGAGGGAGATTGCCGAGGCTTACATGCCTTGAGAAGTTCGTCAATGGAGATTAGGCGGGAGCCTACAGCGTCGCTAACTCCGAGGACCTCATTCTTGAATTTACTATCTGAGTAGGTGTCAAGTTTGTTTAGGATTCTCTCCCAGCGCTGCGGCTCCATATTGGCAGGAAGTATGACTTGGGGTACGTGAAACCCTTTGGTGTAATACTGCTCTTTCATATCTACCCACACCCCATTACGTGGGTCAACGGGCTTAGAACAATGAAGGCAGATTATACCTTTTTTACCTATTCCCTTAACGTCACGGTAAAACGAGTATTTATTACAAGCATTACACTTTACACACCATTCACTCTGCGAGCTATTATCCCAGATGAACTGTATAGTGTTTTCCTGTGTCTTGGGAGTACCCATATAAGACACGAAACCGTATTTAGAGTTAGCTAAACATTCGTTGACTACAGGAACAACAGCTTCATAATCTATATCCTGTACCTCATCGTATATGACGCGATCTGCAGATACTCCACGTACTCTGTCTGGGTCGTCTGAGGCATAGTTAAAAAGAAGCTCGGCACCGTTACCTAATACTTTTAGAAACACGTTGTCCGAGGTTACCGTTCCCATTAACTCTTTAACAATGGGGCTATGTCGAACTAACTTGCTGATTCTCGTGTTAGAAAAAGTAGAAGTCTGCTTTAAGGTAGGAGCTATGTAAAGTGTTTTAAAGTGAGGTATAGCAATGCTCTCACATACACTAAACGCTGCTGCACTTACAGACTTACCTACCTGTCGGCCGCACATTAGTAGGGTGCTAGGCCACTCCCCCTCATACAGGGCGTTATAAAAGGGGTAATCCCCTAGGCTAAAAGGCGATCCATCCAGCTCGAGAGTAGACTCAGCTAAGACTCGCCTATCACAACTTAAAACTTCTACCATGGAGAACAAACCTTATGAGTGAAACAACAACAACAAAACACTACGCCGACACTATCGGCGCCAGCCGTATTAGTATTAGTGATTGTCACAAGACAATCATCCCGATCCTTAGTGCGGGTCATACCCCATGCTTACACGGAGAGGCGGGTATTGGCAAGACCGAGGTGGCTCTACAAGTGGCCCAGGCTATGGGTGTTCAAGAAGAGCACTTTGTTCCTTTTGTAGTAAGCCAACGCGTGTCTTCGGACATCTGTATCCCGTTTAGAGGGCAGAACACTGACTATTTTGAGCTCATGCTCAGCAAGTGTTTCAAGCCTATCTTCGAGGCTAAAGAGCAGGGCAAACCGAGCTTCCTGTTTTTCGACGAGATTACTCGATACCAGGACGCCGAGACGGCGTCCTTTATCTTTAGTATTATATCAGATCGAAGCATCGGTGATCATAAGTTACCAGAAAACTGTTATATCATGGCAGCCTGCAATCCAGACAATGGATCATATCAGGTAAACGATATTCTTAACGACCCAGCGTGGCGCCGCCGCCTGGGTCATATTGAGGTGCACCACGATGTTAGCGGGTGGCTGCGGTGGGCCAAAGACTCTGAGGTCCACGAGTGGGTAATTGACTATGTCTCTAGCAATATCGAGATGCTGCTTGACGAAAAGGCTAGAGCTGCAGGAAAAATCTATGCGACTCCAGCTTCATGGGCTAAAGTAAGTAAGTTCTTGAAAGAGAGCGATGAGCTCCTAAATGTAGCAGCGATTAGTACTTATATTGGCTACGACGTAGCTGCTGACTTCGTATCGTATACAGAAGATTCTGAGTTCAAACTCAGCCCTATCACGGTACTTACCGACTGGCCTGAAACCCTTGAGGTTCTTACCCGTATAGATAAAGCCAGCCGTGGGGATCTAGTAGCTAGATTGGTAACATCAGTGGTTCTGTACACCTATAGTAATAAGCCAGATACCGTAAGCACAGCGAAGAATCTGTGCAAGTTCTGGGCACACATCAGCGCGGAGTGTAAGGTAAAGCTGGCTACTGAGCTATTCGACCGTAAGGAAGAGGGTGACTCTTACTTCCCACTCTTGATGAGTGAGATCAGTGGTAACCACCTGTGGAAGACTAAGATCTTGCCTGAGGTTAAGCACTGCATGTCGTGAAAGTATTTGTGACTAAAAGGCAGAGAGACTGTCTAGAATATATAGAGGTACTGAATAAATATGGTGTTGATAGCCAATGCCAGTATACCTATGGCACTAAAGGTACCCGGGTAAAAATATTAGACATGAGAGTGGTCAGACCTCTGGTGCGTAAGGGCCTAGTTAAGCGTCTATATCCTCAACTACATGCTAACCTAGATAGCGATTTCTATCCAGTGTTAACAGACCTGGGTAAGAAAGTAGTAGATCGGGACCTCTAGGTAGGTCGTGCTACTCCTGTAGCTCGGCCATCTTTTTAGCTCCCAACTTCCCCATAGTGGTTACATAGGTAGCTATCTCATCTAACTTTCTTTTAAGTACTGGATTACTGACACTGTCTTGTAACTGCATTGGTAACTCGTAAAAGCGCTCTAGTTGTTCTGCGCACAGAGTTAGCTCTGGAGGACACCTCGGAATACCGGAATCCCTCAGACATCCCGCCATGTATATACGAGGCTCTTCTCCAAACAGGGGCTCAATACCCGTGGCATTATTATATACTTGATTTAAGAAATCTAGCTCGTGAACAGCATAGGCTATCTGAGCAGGGCTAAGCGGCTCCCAGATATGAGGTATAGCGATACTACCGTTAATAGTTTGAGCTAAGGTCATAAACGCAGAAGAGTCCCACAGGTAAGCAGGGTTAGCTAGTGCAGCTATACCTCCAAGTAACCTGTCCCTAGACTTAGCATCAGGTAAACAATCTTCATCTTTTAGCTCATCCAGGATAGTATCAATCTCCCAAGTAAAACAAGCGCCCTTAGTAAGAGCGTCGCAGCAAACCACTAGAGGTGTTAGGGGAATTAAAGCCGAAGATTTAAGGAGCTCCTTGGCTTTATTCACATTACTATATTTACTGCTTACACTCTGCATTCTAAAGTCCTAGCTCCTGGACCAAGGCTTTTTTCATATCTACGGGAAGAGTATCTAGAATTTCTGTTAGCGCATCTGGAAGTAACTCCCCGTCTTTAGAAATCTCTTCTACTATATCTGAGCCTAAAATGTCGCCGTAGGTTTCAGGCGCAACGCTAAGTAGCTTTTCTAGAGGAACAGCCGTGCCTGCTAGGTCTACCATTGGCTGCATAGCTATCTTAGTGTTAAATACAGTAGCTACAGGATCGGGCATTTGCTTGCCATAGTACTTATTAAATCCTGCCTGCTTATCTAGGTCGCTAACAGCATTAGATAGCTTAATCAAATCGTCTCTAGATAAGCTAGAGTCCATACTGCTGGCTACACTAGCCAGCTTAGTGTAGGCGTTCGTTAGAGCCTCTGTAGGAGACTTTGCAGCTCTAGCTTCTAACCAATCACGGGCATATTGAGTGTTACACTGAACTAAGCCTGCATACTTCAATGTCCACTCGCTTACGTTCTCGCCTCGTGCATGAGCTTCTTTAACTAGCTTTAGGGCGCCACCTGTAAGTGACTTGCTACTTAGCTTTGATTGGTTCCTTATTAGGGCCTCTTCCGCTTTTTGTATTGGAGTGTTAGAGTAAAAGGCAAGCTTCTGCTGAGACTCTACCAAGTACTGAGGCTTTTCTTCTTCAATAGCGGCAACTTTTGGTCTAGCAAAAATATCGTCAGATACTCCGTACATACTCAAAGCTGTATCAATCTGAGCGGTAACAGACTCCGCAAGATTTGCCACTTTTGTGGCATAAGCTTTAGACAGTATTGCGTCTGCTGGCGTATGTACTGGGAACATCCTATTAGACTGATCAGCAAAAGCTGAGAGGGGCAGAGAATCTCTCACATGCTCACCTACTTGAGCAGTTTTTACATGCTCAGCTAAGTCAGGATAAGTGTTAACTAAGCTACGTAATGTAGCGAACGTGGTATCAGTATTTTGATCAATCATGGAGAAATCCTATGCGTAAAAAGTTCGTAATCCCCAAAGCTGGGGTTAAAGTAAATATAGCAAATTCTTATCGCACTTACCTTGCTAAACTTATGAGCAAGGGAACTTATAATCGGTTTAACTTCTTTGCCGATATACTATCTGGGTTACAAACCCAAGAAGACGCATCTACAAAGACATTTAGTATGCAGGTATACCAGGGTCACTATCTAATGAAGTATAGCCCTGATATGGTAAAAGAGCTAGATGAGTTTGGTGCAGGTATCGTAATAGCACATGAGCTGGGTCATGCCGCCCTATTCCATGTACCTCGCATGATAAAGCTATATGCTATGTTTGATAGTGATACTAAAAAGCTTATGGCTGCTGCAGGTATTATACACATTGCCGCTGACTATGCGTTAAACTCGTGGCTAATTGACTCTTGTAGTATTTTTACCCTAAAAGACCTTAAGACTAGAGTAGGTAAACCAACTAATAGCGGAGAAGTTTACGACGGTCAGCCTCTCAGTACCTACGCAGGCATTCATCCAAGCGATGTTGGCTTGCCTCCTAGGAAGTCTTTAGAGTGGTATGTAGATGCGCTCAGTAAGCGCATTATTGATGAGCCGTGGGATATACGTCTAATCGTAAAACCTGGCGACGGTGAAGACTCTGACAAGGATTCTAACGCAAAGGGTAAGGGCGATAAGACTGGTAAGGGACGCGGAATGCTCGGTAACCTGAGTCAGGCTGCAGGCCAACTTACTGATGAGCAGCTAGAGGAGCTTATGGAGGCGGCAGGCATTGATCCTGCTAAAGATATAGAGAATCTAATGAACCCTTCGGAGGATGGTAGCACTAGCGAGTTAGCTGACCAACTAACCAGGGAGTTCACTAAGATGATGGCTGATAGCGCTGAGGCTGTGAAGAGCCGAGGTACTCTTCCCGGTAGTATACAGCAGTTTATAGAAGACCTTATTAGACCGCCTCAGGTAGACTGGCGGCAGGAGCTACGAAACTATTGTAAGTCAGCTAAGCCTTCTCGCAGTAGGACTACTCTTAGTAGGCCAAAACGTAAGCATGTAAGCATTGAGGGCGCGGTAACACCCGATCATCCCGGTAAACGGAAGAATCCCAGTTACCGAATTGTGTTTGCAATTGACACCTCAGGTAGTGTTAGCAACGCAGAGCTGCAGGAGATCTTCGTAGAGCTCCGAGGCATACTAAATTGCAATGAGGGTACCGAAGTGACCGTAGTGGAGTGCGACACTAGGATCGGACGTATCTACGAACTAGACTCAGTTAAAGAGGTAGATACAAACGTCAGCGGCCGAGGCGGTACTTCGTTCAACCCGGTATTTGACTGGATTAAGGGTAATATAACATGGGATACAAAGCGATGTGATAAGCAACCTGATCTGCTTATCTACGCTACAGACGGTGAGTGTCCGCTGCCTCCCGCAGATATACGTATACCCCAAAGCAAGATGCTGTGGCTTATTAGCAGCAGGGGCAGAGTACCAAGCGAGTCGCATGTGTGGGGTATGAGAACTGATGAAGTGAAAGGATATGGTGACTATGGAAGGTTTATCAAGGTCAACAGTATTTCCCAGTAAACATCTTGTATCGGTGTGGGATAAATCTGTTGCTATAACCTATCTAAATGACTCAACGGTACACGTTAAAGTGCCTGAGCATTTTCTTGTTGATACTATAGTACCGGGCATAGCAGCTGACGCTGAAGTAGAACTTGTACTGCTTAAAGATCACGAGGCTCTAAGTGAAAACTTACATCTACTAGGCACGAGATGGCTGGCTGACATTCTAAATACTAAGGCTAACGCTTGGTTGCTAGAGCTAGTAAACTCTTCTATCCTGATGCAAGACTGGACAAGAGAGGATGTATGGGTAGCAGTGCCTCTAGAGCGTAAAAACAAACAAGAGTATTGTATGCCTATGGTAGACCCTGAGTCTAATAAAGAGCCTCTTATGAATTGTGGTACAGCTATTATTGCAGATCAGTTTAGCAATGTAGCTGAGAATACTTTGACAGCATGTTCTAACAGCTTAGCTTTCCTCATGGGTAAGTGCAAGCTAGGCTGTTCGTACTGCAGTATAGGGCTTGGAAATGTTACCAGTAAGTAAGCGGTTACTAGCAAATATGCTAGGCGTAAGGCTAAAGTACCTAACTTGGATAGCTACCGAGCTAAAAGAGAATAGTACTACGTTCTTTACTAAGGTTAAAATACCTAAGGGAAAAGGAAAGTTTCGTACTGTATATAAAGTAGACGGTAGACTTAGATTTTTGCATAGCAGAATAAAAGATCTCTTAGAAGCGTGCATACCTGCTACAGGTACCAGCTATGCTTATGAGTCCGGGTGTAAAATTAGTGACACTGTAGAACGTATGCAAAAAGCTAAGCTACTACTGTCTATTGACTTCAAGAATCACTTTGGGTCAGTGTCTATGTGGCAAGTAGCAAAAATGCTCGAACACAAGGGCTTTGAAGAAGACGTAGCTTTTCTTATAGCCCGTCTATGCTGTATTACCGAAGGTACTAAAAGTTTTCTTCCCCAGGGTAGCGTGGTTAGTCCCACCCTTAGCAACAAGGTATGTGAGCATCTACTAGATCCTGTACTTAGTCAGGCATTCCCTAATGCTACTATAACTAGGTACAGCGATAACCTGTATCTAGCCTACGACTCCAACGAAATAAGCGGTAGAGATACCCTTAGTAAATTGCGGGAAGTGGTAAGACTAAGTACCGGCTGGAGATGCCATAAAGCTAGGATAATGCCTTACTATAGAAGGCAGCGTGGTTTAGGTTTGGTGCTAAATGAAAAGCCCAACATGCCACGGGAGAAGTATCAAAGCATGAAAGCGCTGCTGCACAACTTGGCTACTAAAGACCAAGAATCACAGCTAACCCGCGCCCAAGAAACCTATGGTTTTTCAGAGGTGACGGTATCAGAGCTACTAATGCGATTACGGTGTAAGCTGGTATACTGGAAACAGTTTTTGACACCGGCAAAGCACTCTAAGCTAACTAACCTACTTGACTTAGCAGAAAGAAAGTATGACACAGAAACCAGTAGTAACAGTAACCCGTGACGTAACTGTTGGCTTAACAGCTCGAGGCGCTCGGTGGGAACATGGTATTCCAATAGCTTTTGATCCTGAGTTCCCTAAGAACACCTGGCAAGTTAACACTTTTACAGAATCTTCAGCGGACACGGCCGTTGTTGTATGTGATGCTCCTAATGACGAAGTATTGGAATTACTCCTAAGTAAATATGGTGTTGTTACGCAGGCCTACTCCAAAGATGTTAGCAGGTACGTAGCTGCACTTGGAGATAATATCAGAGACTTGGTAAAAAGGTATAGGCAACAAAGTCTTAATGGCATTACGACATTGTCAGAGTATATCGCGAGCCTTGGTAGTATATCTGGGTTCAACAATGACTATAAGCAGAACATATACATAAAAAGTGGTGAGGGTAACTCTTCTAGGGAACAAACAGTTTATTTCATTGGTACTCCTAGAAATGTAATGCTCAGTATGTGGAATAGGTACACAGACTCGGCTTTGCTATTAATGCATGTCGCTACCGACGAAGGTAACGTACAG